CGGGAGGAGAGGCTTCTTCCCTCAGCTTCGCTGTAAAAAGCCTTTAAAAAGCCGGCCAACGAGTCCCCCATACCGCTAGACCGGGGGTTAAACTATGCTAGGAATCAAATCAATGCGGGAGTAGCGTCTCGGCGAGCATAGGCAAAGTTGGTTTCCAGGAGGACTATTGCAGTCCGATCACCTTGGAGTAAAACTGGTTGGTAGCATATCCCACTGGAGCAACTCGCTATGCGGGGAAGGTCCGGTGGTTTGATGAATGAATTAGTGCACACCGGTGTGGATCCATCTTTAGGATATCCGGTCAACAGAGGCACCAAACCGACACTTTCTGGACAATCCGTGATCTAACCCGCTTTGTAGTCGCCAAACTTCTACACGGCACGCCAAAACGTAAAAGGTTAGACGGGACCCTAGGGTGAAGGTCGTGTTAATGTTCCACACTTTGTGTCGCACGTTCAAACATCAACGCCAAAGCAGTTGGAGAACGAAGATGGCCAGAGGAATTCGTTCACTAGTCGAATTGAATCGGCTAGGACCGTCAGGCCGGATGGGCGTTAAGCATCCGGTGGGGTTCGGTCACTCCCTTACAAAGTGCCCAACTCCTTTACAAACCGCAAGCTACAACTATCACAATGTCAGAGATTAATCAACGCAAGAGTGTTGCAAAGAAGCCACGGGGGTCAGCTAAAACCTCCTGTCGTATCTGTCATGGTGAGCATGAGTCAAAACAGTGTGCTAAGTTGACCCCAGCACACTGTAGGTTTTGTTTTGTAAAGGGGCATGGTCTGGATCTTTGTCCACAAATCACATGTAAGCATTGTAAACAGAAGGGACACTCTGAAGCTGCGTGTGCCAGGAACAGATGCGATAAATGTGGTGGTTATGGTCACAAAAACTCTGAGTGCAATCGTTTGGCACCAACAGCCATCAAGAAGAAGCACAAGGCTATAATACAACAGAGTTTAGATGACATGCGGGCAATGCAACAGGCCGAGGAAGACGAGGAGATACAGAGATTGGGTGAATCACTGGCTGTGAACCAGATGCTTGAGGAGAAAGAAATCCCAGCAAGTTCTGAAGCAGTTGATGCCATGTTCGAAGATGCCAAAGCAGCATCACGTGAGACAATAGCCGAGTTGAAACAAACTACGGATGAGGAGAAGTTGATGGCTTTAATGTCCTCTGACCTTCCCCCGGCAATTGTCATGGAACTGGCCGAGATACCCTTGTACAATCCAAACTGGGACGGTAAGGAAGCACCAATTCGTGAACGTTTCCTACCCGCTGTACCTGAGGAGTTGAGCGCTTTCAAGGCTTATGTCATGTTACACTTTTACGTGCAAGGCTACTCACCTCAGTCACTACGTTCCGCTTTGGCAAAAACACATCTCTGGCTCACAAGACAAGGCAAATCTGATAGAGATTTGGATCCCGCATTAATCGAGACAGCCACACAAATCGTGTGGGCATGTTTTAAGAGTCGTCAGCAAGTTGGCACTCTGTGGGACAGGATAAAGCTCTTTGTCTATGATTGGTGGGTGGACTTTTGTGAAAGGCCCAGCACCTGGTTTGCCGCGTCACTCGTCTTGGGAGCAATTGGAGCAGGGTTAACATGGAAGGTGGGCAGTCTTCATTCCGCGCTAATAATGATGGGAGTTACAGCAGTATCTTGGTTTGTTCAATGGTTGATTCGCAAGTACCAGGCCAGGACACACACCATCGTTGAGGAAGACTGTAAGACATTGGAAGACTATTGCACAGGCACCGATCACATTGAGAGTGCTATAAGTCATCAAGCCAAAGTCACCGTACAACCCGGCAACAAATGCGACCCAGTGCAGTTTCAAGTCGGGTTCACGATTGCTCCCGGAGCGATCTGGATCCCCCGTCTCTGTTGGCACAATGAACTGAACGCTTTGCAGTATCGTCAACTCTTACCGCCTCTTGGTGATCATCATGAGCGATCACTTAAGTGGCGTCGGGGTTGCACTGCTTTGAAGGAAATGTTACCGCCAGTTATTGTACCGCCACAAGCTCTCAACAATGATGCCATGGAAGTATTTTTGCAGAAATACCCCGCAGGGCGTCGAGCGCAGATCAGACAGGCCTACCAAAATATCGAGGGAACTCTAGTTTTGAGAGAGTGTACCACTAAAGCTTTCGTTAAAAGGGAATGGCTGGTCGGAAAACGAGTTGAGAAGCGAAATCCCAGGTTAATCTCTGGAAAGACAGATGAGTACCTGGCAGAGACAGGACCCGAATATTACTTCTGGATGAAAAGCATGTGCGCAACCTACTGGCCTGACGTGGCAACTTCCGTAGCAGGACAGTTTATCTACACGGGCGGGATGACCGGTGATCAAGTAGGCGCCATTTTCACACATTTCGTTATGGATAGGGGATGGGAAGTGATAGAAGGGGACTATAGTCGTTATGATGGTCACAATGAAGCTGAAGCTCTAGAGGCACAATTGGGGTATTATGCGAATGTCATGACTGACACAACCATAAATGCCCTCTCTCGACAGCTGAAGACCACAGGCAAAACCTCATGTGGACACAAGTTTTCTTGTGTTGGCAAGGTTGCTAGTGGTGTCATCAACACTTCGTTCGGAAACACATTGATGGGTTTCCAGATTGTGGCATCATACGCGGACGAGCACAAGATAACGGATTTTGCTGTAATGCAACTAGGGGATGACAATGTCATTTATGTCAAGAGCGTGGAAGAATGGGATCTCAACCGTTTTACTGGACATTGTTACTCCATGGGGCACAAACTTGAGGCTGTTTGGCGAAAGGATCCAGATTTTGCAGAGTATTGTTCTCAGCGATTCTGGAATGTTGGTGATCGTTATGTCTTAGGACCCAAACCAGCTCGAGTGTTAGCAAAGACGTTCGTCTGCCATGACGTTTCTCTGAATGCAGATGATATGCAAGGGTATTGCCAACAAATTGCCGTAGGGTTCCAACACTACACTTGGGTTCCCTTGTTGGGCCCCGTTGTGCAGAATCTTGCTGGCTCAGGTGCAAGAGTGACTAAGAAAGTCAGAGCCATCATCAACAGAGAGAAGCAAGCACAATTCCACAAGATCAATCTCCGTGAAGCAATAGAGGTCGATCTATCCAGTGTTGTGAGTCAGTTCATTAAAATTTATGGGTTTGATCCTGAGCCCTTGGAACGTGAACTGGCCCTGATGCCTATTAAGATGGGAAAGGCATGGCACAATGAGTTGTTGCACAGTGCGGCAATAACTGATGGAGTCGTGGATCATGGCAGCAATTATTGGGGAAGTCTGGTACCACATTGTTTTCACTAAGTCCTGGTCATGACGGTAAACTGACCAGACCACCTGACACTTCCCCGGATAGTCACGGCTGAGAGCGCGCACACTCAGCTTCCGGTGTGACTATAAAGCGCATGCACCACATGACCGACTGGACCCATCCGATCCAGAAGCGAGGTGCACTGACTAGGATCCCACCAGGTCCGTGACCACTGATTAGCCTTACCGCTGAAGGAAATCAGTGAACAGACGGGTGGCAGACACCAGGCCTATTTAGGTCTATCTCAAATCGTGCGGGTGTATAAACATAGGCTGATTGGGTAGCGGAACACTCCCCTCCACAGTGAAACGGGTGGAAGGAGTAAAGTACATGTTTCAAGAAAACCGTTACTAAGAAAACCCGGAGCAAACCGGCCAAACAAACACAACAGAAAAAGCAAAAGAAAGGATCATTAGGTAGAACGCTGCTCTCTTCAGGAGGGAGTGCACTCGGCTCAATATTTGGTGCCCCGGGAGCAGCAATTGGTTCAAAAGTTGGAGGATTCATCTCTGACATTTTGGGTATGGGTGACTATGAAGTGAAGTCCAACTCCTTAGCTACAACAGGTGCTGTGATCACCGAGAATACAGGAGTACCACAATTTCACTCGGCCAAACGAAGCGTGAGGGTACGACACAGAGAATACTTAACCGATGTCAATTCAAGCATCGCCTTCACGAATACTGCCTATGTGATCAATCCTGGTCTGAATACAACTTTTCCTTGGTTATCAGCCCTGGCAGACAATTTTCAAACGTACAAATTCCATGGTTTGGTGTTCGAGTTTTGGAGCACCTCCTCAAACGCTTTGAACAATGTGAATACTGCCCTGGGAACTGTCATTATGGCTACACAGTATAACGCCGCAAGGGCTAATTTTGTGTCAAAGTCAGAAATGGAACAGTATGAGTTTGCTACTAGCTGTAAACCATCGATGAGCATGATCCATCCTGTTGAATGCGCACCAGGCGAGTCGCCACTTGAAGAACTTTACATACGAACTGGAGCAATACCTGCTGGAGAGGTTGCACAGTTTTATGATTTTGGGAAATTCCAGTTGGCGACTGTCGGCATGCAGAATGCAAATAACATTGGAGAATTGTGGGTTTCATATGATGTGGAACTTTTCAAGCCACGAATCTCCCCTGGCTTATATGCCGGTACTTACGCGCGCATCAACAACGGTCCTTATGATGCCAATAACATTTTAGGGGCCATTCAGACCAATCCAATTGGAGATTTGGGCGTCACGATTTCAGCAACTGGGGCTGGATTTGACACCATCAACATTCCGTCGGCGTTCAGCACAGGCGCTTTTGAGATTACCGTTATCTGGGTGGGCACATCAGCTGCAACTGTTGCCCCTACCATCACGCTGAACAATTTGACAGGAGTGAACCGATTCAACTTGTCCTCTGCTGCATTGTTGAGTTCCTTTGGCACCACAACGACTGCGTCCTTTAATGCCACTTATTCCATCAATGGATATTCGGCTAATGGCTCAACGATCAGATTTAGTGCGGGCACATATCCTAGTGCTCCCGTGTCGGTCTCCATTATTATTGCAGGTATACCAGTAAGTGAGTCTTTCATTTGAGACCCTATTGACA